CCCAATCTACACTTGACATATCTGTAGGAAAATCATATGTTCCTGTACCTGCTGTTAGTGTTTGAGTCGTTGTAGTTTTAAGAAATGGAAACTGATGTCCATCTTGTAGTATTTCTCGTATCGAATTATTGATAGCATCTTTAGCTATAGCTTGTATATTTTTAGCTGTATCAAAACCTTCACCTGAAGCAGTAAATGTAACTTCATTTAATCGTCTTAATAAATCATTAGCTAAAGTTATATACGTAGTTGCCATCGGTTATCCTTTATTATAAGTAAGAGGGCAAGTTTCCCCTGCCCCCTTATTTAATTTAAGCTAGTAAGTCTCTGTCAACTTCATTAGCAGTCCTTGGACTGAGTTCTGAAACATCCATCAACAAACAAAAAACACGTATTTTACCTGCACTGAAGGTTGCACCGTCACCTGCAAAGGTGAGGTCCATTGTATCTGCAGATGCAGTAACAAGAACACCTGCTTGAGCTACTGTTGGTGCATAAGCACCGTCAGAAGCACCGTCAATGTCAAATGCAGTAACGTACTCGTTAGGGTCAACCGCTGTACCTAGAGTGGCAGTAGCGTTAGTACCTGTGTTCATGGTTGCACTTTCTGTAACCTGAAAACCTGCCCACAAAATAACGTGAGAAGCAGGAATAGTAAGTGCTTGCACAATGTCACCAGAGGAACAGTCAATCGCACTTGAAGTAAGGTCAACAGTGTTTTCAATCATGTAAGGTTTACGTGAAGGATTACCAGTTCCAGTAGTGGGTGCTAAGAATGTAGTTAAAGTAGCCATTTTTTAATCCCCCTTACCCTGCGTTGTATTTAGCAGTTACGATAGCTTCAGGACGAAGTATCTTTCTGCCATATAGATGCATACCACGAACAATGTCTGCAAATGAGTCAGGGTCACGATATGTTTCGGTTTTGCTGAGTTGTTCAGCCGTTGCAGCAGCAGAGCCATGTCCTGCAACAATTACACCAAAGTTAGTATTTTGGTTAGCAGTACCTGAAGTACCTGGACCAGTTCCTAATTGAGGTAGATTGCTTGAAACATATACTCTAAATCCTGCTAGGTTGTTTAGAACTAGACCGTTTTGTAACTGTCCTGCTCCACCGTAGTCAGCATTCATTAACTTGGAGTTTTCATCACCAAGTAACTCCATAAATACAGGGTCAATAACAAGCCATCTGTCTTGTGTATCAACTTGCTGTTGATTCAATAGCCGTGCCATACGATTGACAACTACCATTGGTGTAGCAGCAGCAGTACCTACAGAAGTAGCTCCACCTGTTAGATTTACTACAGGAATAGAATGGTCTCCTGCAGATGAAGTTGTAATGCTTCCAAAGGAATCTTTACGTAACTTCATTGAAGTTAGAAGTTCATCAGTACCTGCAGTAGTTACAGCAACAGAACCGTTAACAGTAGTATTTACTTCACTACCTACAGCATGTTTAGCAGTCTGCTTGTAGCCTGACATGTAAGCTAAAACTTCTTGGTCATAGTTGTCAGCTAAACGATATGCTGCTCTATCAGTAGCAAGTTGCATAAAGTTTACGTGACTGTGAGCTTCTTCTATGTCATCCATTTTGAATGCATAGTAATTAGCTTTATCGACAACAAGAGAAAAATCCTCATCGTCTAAGTCTTGGGCAGTAATCTGAGTTCCTCTAGCGTAGGTACTCACTGAAACTTCAGGCTCTTTGATGATTTTAACTGTATCACCTTGTCCTGCAATTTCACCCATGTAGTCTGAGTTAGTAATATCTCCAACAACAGTTGACTTGCGGAATGCAAGCTGTACCTGTTTGGAGTAGATTATTGGTGAAAAATTACCATTAGGTAAATTACCATAACCTGTTGCGGTTGCGAAAGCCATAATAAATCCTCCTTATAGGCTGTTTAATAGTTGTAAACGATTACCAATAAAGGGGCTAATTCTACTAAGGTGCAAATAAAGTCTGTATGCCTACGTCATTTAATTGGGCTTAAAGATATTAGGTATTCTTTTTTAGGTATTGTGTTTTACTTTTAATTATAAACACATACGCTAATTAAAGCGTATATGTTACTAGTTATACTTGTTTGATACTGCTTGTCAACACTTTTTTAACGAGCACCACCACTTAAATCGTAAATAAATTTACCACTACGAATAGATTCCATTATAGAATCGGCATTCTTTTCGTATTCTTTTGTAGACATTTTATTTACTTGCGACTCACGAAGGTAGGAATTGGATTCGTCTTCTTGAGGCACATTCCTTGTACTCTTTATTGACTTAGCTGCTTCTATATTATTAGAAGGTTTTGCTTTGTCTTTAGAGATTCCTTTATCTTGTTTATACAAATCTAATACTCTAGATACGGATTTAGCGTCATCACTGTTTTCGTATAGAGCATCTTGTACCCATTTAGGCTGTTCATCAGCCCACTCATGGAATGCATCATCTTCTCTTATGTTAGCAAAATCAGGATGTAAAGCCATTAACTCTGCTTCTGCTTTTTCTTTTGTAGCTGTTTCACGTAAAGTTTCTATTTCTTGTAATCGTTTATCTAAGTCTGATGACCTATCTTTAGCTTTTCTATCTGCTATAGTTTCAACGATTGCAGCTACATCAGGATATTTTTTAGTCCATTCCGCTATTTCTTCTTCTGACTTAGGCAAGACTAATTCATTTTTAGTAGCTTTAGATAGTTGAGTTTCTAACTCTAATATCCTAGCGTTAAAATCCTTCTCCTTAGACGCAAGGTGTCTTCTAACATCGCCATATCTCTTCTTAAAAGATTCTTCTTCTTTTCCGATAGCCTCTGTTGATACTCCATCTTCCGTTTTTGTTTCTGGAGTTGCACTTGTTTCGGATTCTTGAGTTCCTTCTTGAACCCCTTTTCCTTCTCTCTTGGCAAGGAGTTCTTTAAGTTCCTGTTCGTCTTTTTCGATTCTAGCTTTATTGTTGTTTTTACCGCCACGCCTATCTACGAATCCTGCAACTTTGGTTTGTTCTACTTGTTCTAACTCTGGCATATATATGCTCCTTTATGTTTGGGGTCAATGTGATGTTGAGTAGCCAATTATTATTTTTATTGTTATATTTTATAGTATGCACTATTTTTTGCCTTTACGCATTAGTCCACCTTTGTTTCTACCGCCTCCATAACCTTCAGTAGCTTTTTTTCTTCTTTCTTCTTTTTTTTCAAACTCCGATTCAGTTAAAGATTGTTTAGCATTTTTAGACGCAGGTGAGAAAAAATCTTTATCTTTTTTATCTCGTTTTGTATCTTTTATTTTTTTACGAACTACTTGATTTAATTTAAGTATAGGACTTTTTGCAGGTGTGTAACCTTCTTCTCCTGCTATAAGCTGCTCTAATATAGTTTTTTCTTCATCTGTTAAACTTTTTGCATCTGATTCTAATCTAGACTTAGCATCTTCTATATATTCTTTATGTTGAGCACTTAATGCAAGAGAAGTAACATCTCCTATAACAGGTAATTTAGTTATAAAATCATCTATTCCAAAACCTTTTAATTGTTTAGCATACTCTAAAAGACCTTTTTCTCCTCTTACCTCTCTTATTGTTCTATCTGGGTCTGTTCTATAATCTCCACTTAATCTATTAGTTATATCTTGTCCTGCTAATTGTAAATCTGCTAATAGCCCTTCTCCTGATTTACTAGCTAATCTAGCTTGATGGGCTGCATCTACTGCATCTCGTTCTGCTTGAGTTTTAGCATTTCCGTAAAATGCATCTTTATCTTTTCGTTTAGGTGTTTTAGGTTTAGTATCTTCTCCTTCACCCTCTTCCTCTCCTTCAGGAATATAAGGAACATATTTTGCTAACTGTGTAGGAGAATGAGATATAGATACATCACCTATAAAAGTAGCTGTAAATATTGTACTCTCATCTTGTCCATTCCAATACTGTACTTGTCTAAATCCACCTTCACCTGTAGTTAATTCATCTGGTACAGTAGAAACAGTTATTCCTTCTTGAGCGTTTATAACACCACCTACAGCCATCTGTATTTCTTCTTCTTCTGTCTCTAATTCTTCTACAGGAAAGGGAAGTACATTGCTATCTTCAGAAGTTGGCATAGTAGGTGCTGTTGATTCTTCTTCTATTGGTTCTCCTCCTATTCTACCCATAGACTCCATTCTAGCTAATCCATCTTTAGCTTTTATACGTAGGTCTTCAAAAAACTTTATACCATAAAATCTTAATACATCAGCAGGAACTACATACTCTCCTTCACTTAACATAGCAGGTACATCATCTCGTACTTCTTCAGCTAACGAACCAGTAGGTATTTCATTGCCACTTATAGGGTCACGTTCCATACCGTCATCCATGAAAGCCATTTTCATTTGTTCTTGTTCGTTAGCTTCTGCCATTTACTTCTTCCTTTAATTGTTTAAGTCTACGCAATGCTGTAATAGCTCCTTGCGTTTTCCACATTACTCTATCGTCTGATGCTTGCTCTATTACTCTGTGTTGTTCACTAATTAAAAAGTCTATGTACTTACTGAAGTCCTGCCATAGTTGGTGGTTGTTGACCAGTTGCTTCAGTGGGTTCGTTAAATCCTTGTTCATTTCCTGTAAATCCTTGTTCATTTGGTAGTGGAACTTGTCCTGTACCTATGTTACCACCACCTGCTCCAGTTGGGTCATTAGGGTCAACTCCTGCACCCATTTGTCCTTCTTGTTGTTGTTGCTGTGGTGATGGCTGTTGCGGATTCATCTCTCGTAGTAGCTCTGCTTGTACGGCTGCATCAGCTAACGAGTTTGTTAATTTGTCTGGGTCTAAATCCATAGACTTAGCTATTTCTCTAACTATATAGTCCATCTTAGCGAAAGGAGCTAATACAGGATTTGAAACTACACCTAAGAACTGCATTAATCTTTGACTTCTAACTTCATTAGCCATTAAACTTTCAGTGCC